TATGTCTGACCTTGAAGGTGCTGCTGATAAGTTCACTGGCGGTTTCATCACTGGAATAAAGAAAGCAAGTGCAGCTCTCAAGGGTATGGGTACTGGTATCGTGAATGGTATCAAAGGTCTGCGTACGCTGAAGATTACTAGCAAGACTACCTTCAACGCTATCAAGGTAGGTATTGCATCTACTGGTATAGGTCTTTTAGTTCTTGCTCTAGGTTCTCTAATCACTTACTTTACACAAAGTCAGAAGGGAGCTGATAAGCTCAAAGTAGCATTTGCAGCAATAGGTACTACCATTAGCGTTCTCGTTGATAGACTATCGACATTCGGTGGCGGTCTACTGAAGATACTATCTGGTGATTTCAGCGAAGGCGTTGATATGCTCAAGGACTCGTTCAAAGGTTTAGGTGAGGAGATACGAGAAGAAGCGGCAGCAGCAACCGACTTAGAGAAGGCGAATCAGAAGTTACAAGATCGTGAGATAGCGATGATTAAGACTCGTGCAGAGGCTCGTAGAGATATAGAGGCAGCGAAACTTGCATCGGCAGATCAGACCAAAACGATACAAGAAAGAGGTGAAGCACTTGAGAGAGCTATTGAGTTAGAGAAGAAAGTAGCAAATGAGGAGATAGCCATAGCTAAAGAAAGAGCCAGAATCATCACAGAGCAGAACGCACTAGGTGAGTCTATGAGGGAAGATCTAGAGGCTCAGGCAGAAGCAGAGGCACGAGTGATACAACTTGAAGCCGAGCGTGATGTAAAGCTAAAGGAATTAGTCGGTGTGCTATCAGGTTACAAGAACGCTACGCAAGGACTCACAGAGGAAGAACAGGCGGCAGCTGAAGCAGCTAAGAAGTTCAATGATGAACTAGCTGTTCGAAATGCCAAACTCGCAGAAGAACAAGCAGCACTAGAAGTCAAACTAGCAGAGCAATATGATGCTATCCTACAAGCATCTCAAGATGCACAGATACAAGAACTCAACGGAGTAGAGGACAAGTACAATCAGCTTCTCGCTAATGCAGAGCAGTTCGGTTTTGATGAGATAGAACTGAATCGCCTCAAGGCGGAGGAGATCAACAAGATCAACAAGAAGTACGATGATGAGGATTCTGATCGTAAAGCCCAAAAAGCAGCAGATGACAAAGCGATACAACTAGCAAACCTAGATGCAGTCGCTGGAGCATTGAATGGATTAAGTCAGTTAGCTGGTGAGAATGCGGCAGCTGGTAAAGCAATAAGCGCAGCAGAGGCTATCATCAACACCTACACAGGTGCTACTAAAGCCCTAGCACAAGGTGGTATCTTTGGTGCGGTAGCGGCAGCTGGTGTAGTAGCTAGTGGTATCGCTAGTGTTCGTGCTATCTATAAGACAGAAGTACCCACAACGAAACCATCTAGCGTAAGCGTAGGGGGTAGACAAATAGGCGGAGGCGGAGGAGGTTCTAGACCTAGCATTCCAACACCTAACATCCCTAGACCTCAACTCGCTACTGGTATCGGGTTTGACACGACAGGTGCTAACTTAGGTAATCAGATAGCAGAGAGTCTGCAAGGCTCATCAATGAGAGCGTATGTAGTGAACCAAGACATACAGAGCGCAGAGAAGCTAGATCGTAAAATAGAAGAAACAGCAACATTCGGATAGTATGAGATTTTTTGAATTAGTATTAGATGAGGAGAAGCTATTGCATGGCATTGATGCTATCAGCATCGTAGAGCATCCAGCGATAGAGGAGGACTTCATCACAATGAGCAAAGACCACAAGTTCGAGTTCAAAGAGGTAGACAACGAGAAGCGCATCCTGATGGGTGCAGCTATGATTCCAGAGAAGCCTATCTACCGAGTAGATGGTGGCGAAGAATACTATGTGTTCTTTACTAAGGAAACGATACGCAGAGCATCGGAGTTGTACTTGATGAATGGTAAGCAAGGCAACGCTACCCTAGAGCATGAGAAGAAGATAGAAGGTCTATCGTTAGTTGAGAGCTGGATCATAGAGGACAGCGACAAGGACAAGTCTAGAGCCTACGGCTTAGAGTACCCAGTAGGTACATGGATGGTAAGCATGAAAGTCAATAACGAAGATATATGGCAAGAGTATGTCAAAGAAGGTAGAGTCAAAGGGTTTAGCATCGAAGGATGGTTCATGCAACGAGAGTCCGCTATTGAAGTCAATACGGAACTATCAGCAATCGAATCAGCAGAAGCAGAACACCTCCTCTCCCTATATCTTTTGGGAATAACTAAAGGCGTTCTCAAGAACGACAAGAGATACAAGAATGGAAAGAAGCTGGAGATGGAGTCATTCAAAGACTACCCTGATTCAGTATCTAACAATGCAAAGAAAGGAATCGAACTCAACGAGAAGCAAGGCAACAAGTGCGCTACTCAAGTCGGTAAGATCCGAGCGCAACAGCTCTCACAAAAGCAACCACTCTCAGTAGAAACCATCAAGCGTATGTACAGCTATCTAAGTAGAGCGCAAGAGTATTACGATGAGGGAGATACCACATCCTGTGGTTATATATCCTACTTACTATGGGGTGGTCTAAGTGCTAAGAGATGGGCAGAGAGCAAATTGAAGGAGCTGGATCAGATATAGAAAGTAACCCAAAATCAAAATAAATAGTTGTTTAATTAACAAAGTTCTAGAAAATGAATCTAAACGAAGTGTTCAAGAAAATTGAAATGGCTCTCACTCCAAGTGAAGAAGCTGCTCCTGTTGAGGAGGTAAAGGTAGAGATGGCGAATATGCGCCTCGCTAATGGTGTCGTGATTGAGGCTGAGTCTTTCGAGGCTGGTCAAAATGTATTCCTCGTTGGGGAAGATGATGAGAAGGTAGCTGCTCCAGTAGGAGAGCATGAACTAGAAGATGGTCGTGTATTGGTTATCGTAGAAGAAGGTGTCATCGCTGAGATCAAAGAAGTAGAAGAAGCACCAGCTGAAGAAGAAGTTGAGGTTGAACAAGCTGCTGAGGAAGAAGAAATGAGCTATGTTACCAAAGAGGAGTTTGAAAGCGCAGTATCTGAGATCAAAGAGATGATTGCTAACATGATGCCTCAAGAGGAAGAAATGAGTGCTACTGAAGAAGTAGTAGAAGAACAAGTGGAGATGAGTGTTGATGAAGCACCAGCGGCTAAGAAAGTAGCAGTTGCTCCAGTAGAGAAAAAAGTAGACATGAATCGCTATGCTAAGAAAGCACCGCAAGATACATTGTCTCGTGTTTTAAGTAAGTTATCATAAATTAAATAAAGAAGAAAAATGGCTACAACCACTTCAGTAACTACAACCTACGCTGGTGAAGCGGCAGGGCGTTTTGTAAGCGCAGCTCTTTTGAGCGCAGACACTATCGATGGCGGTGGTGTTACAATCAAACCAAATGTAAAGTTCAAAGAAGTCCTAAAGACTATGAACTTAGATGCAATCACTAAGGATGCAACTTGTGATTTCTCTGACACTTCTACATTGACTCTCGCAGAGAGCATCTTAGAAGTCAAGCAACTACAAGTAAATCTTGAATTGTGTAAGAGCGATTTTGAAGATGACTGGTTTGCTGCTGAGATGGGCTTCTCTGCTCATGACAACCTTCCAGCTACATTCTCTGATTACTTGATCGGATATGTTGCTTCTAAGGTAGCTGCTAAGAACGAAACAAACATCTGGCAAGGTGCTGTCGGTAACGCTGGTGAGTTCGATGGTTTCACTACTTTGGCTGCTGCTAACGCAGATGTGATTGATGTAACTGGTACTACTATCACTGCTGGTAATGTAATTGATGAGTTAGGTAAAGTAGTAGATGAAATTCCAGCTGCATTGTACGGCAAAGAGGATCTATACATCTATGTATCACAGCACATCGCTCGTTCTTATGTTCGTGCATTAGGTGGCTTCGGAGCTTCAGGCTTAGGTGCTAATGGTGTTGCTGCACAGGGTACTACTTGGTACAACGGAGGCGATTTAGCTTTTGATGGTGTTAAGTTGTTCGTAGCTTCAGGTCTACCAACTAACGATATGATCGCTGCTCAGAAGTCTAACTTGTACTTTGGTACTTCTATCCTTGCTGACTGGCAAGAGGTGAAGTTGTTAGATATGGCTGACTTAGATGGTAGCAAGAATGTTCGTGTTATCATGCGCATGGCGGCTGGATGCCAAATCGGCACGGGCGCAGATGTAGTTTACTACACTTAATAAGTAGTTATTTAATCATTAAAGGGGTAGGTGGGTTCGATCTGCCTACCCTTTTTTAATTCATAGAATATGGCGTGTGTATTAACAAAAGGAAGAAACGAACCCTGTAAGGATGTAGTAGGTGGTATCACCTCTGTCTACTTTGCAGACTTCGGTACATTAGGTGCGATCACCTATGATGGAACAGATACAGATGTAGTAGACTCGTTCGGTGGTACTCCAGATTGGTTTGAGTTCAAACTAAAAGGAAACTCTAGCTTCGAACAAGCTGTTACCTCATCTCGTGAGAATGGTACAACCTTCTACGAGCAGACATTAAACTTGACCTTCAAGAAGATGTCTAAGCAGACTCACAACGAGTTGAAGTTACTTGCTTATGCAAGACCTCATGTAATCGTAGAGGACAACAACGGCAACAAGTTCTTGATGGGCTTGGAGTATGGTGCTGAGGTAAGCGGTGGCTCTATCGCAACAGGTGCGGCAATGGGTGATCTATCAGGTTACACTTTGACCTTCACTGGTCAAGAGAAGATACCAGCTAATTTCGTAGATGCTACGATTACAGCTGATGCTTCTAACATCTCTGACATCTAATAGTCTAAACGACTAGAATCAAAAAACCCCTTCCAATTACGGAGGGGGTTCTTTTTTGGTAGGAATTGCACCTACCTAAGAGAGCAATGAATGGTAAATATACCACATCTTTCCTTTTGGGTTTTATAATTAGATGATAATTGTAGAAGAAAATACAACGGCTACGATCAAGATGTACCTCCGAGACTTTACTACGGAGTCATTTGAGATTGAGATAATCTCTGAGGATCAGCGTAAGGAGGTAGTAGACACTACCCTTAGTGGAACATGGAACGACTTTAGAAAAGTGCTTACCTTTACCTATGATGTATCTGCTCTAGTAGCAGAGAACTTCTATGTCGTTAAGATATGGGAGGCTAGTAAGGTGAAGCTACTTTCTCAGGATCGTATGTATATCCTACCTTCAGGATCGGATGTTGCTACATACCAACCGAAACTAGCAGCAACTGAGAAAACAATGGACAACGAATTTAAGATTTATGGCGAATAATATCAACTTCGTGCAGCTGTCAAGCTACACCTCTCCAACGATTACAGAGAACGCTCGTAGTGGATGGGTAGAGTATGGCGAGGACAACAACTACTTCCAGTACCTGATTGACCGATACAACGGATCACCTACTAACAACGCAGTAGTATCTGGTATCATTGACATGATATTCGGTAAGGGTATAGATGCAACAGATTCAGCACAAAATCCAGAGGGCTACTTGCAACTGCGTAAGCTGATTAAGGATAGCGAACTGAAGAAGGTCATCAACGACTACTACTTGCTAGGGAACGGAGCGTTCCAAGTCATCTACAACAGAGACAAGAGCAAGATCGTTGAGGTGTACCACATGCCTGTCGAATGCCTACGCTCTGAGAAGTGTAACGCTGAAGGCGAGGTTGAAGGTTACTACTATGCTTATGATTGGGGTGCAGTACGCTCTAAGAAGGGCGTAGAACGCATCCCAGCCTTTGGTTATGGCGAAGCATCTGAGAAGGTAGAGGTACTCTACTTCAGACCTTATAGATCAGGAAGCTATTACTACTCACCAGTAGACTATCAAGGAGCGTTACCATACGCAGAGCTAGAGGGTGAGGTAGCGAACTACCACATCAACAACATCAAGAATGGTCTAGCACCTTCTATGATTGTGAACTTCAATAACGGAGTGCCTCCAGAGGAGGAGCGTGATATCATTGAATCACAGATTAAGCAGAAGTGGAGTGGCTCATCGAACTCAGGTAAGTTCATCCTAGCGTTTAATGATGACTCAAACAGCGCAGCAAGTATTGAGCCTGTGCAACTATCCGATGCTCACAACCAGTACGAGTTCTTATCTAGAGAATCACAGCAGAAGGTACTAGTAGGTCATAGAATCACTAGCCCTATGTTGTTCGGTGTTAAAGACCAAACAGGTCTAGGCAATAATGCTGATGAGATAAAGACAGCATTCCAGCTGTTTGATAACAGCGTTATCCAACCAAAGCAAGACCAAGTCATTGCAGCACTTGATCAGATACTAGGATTCAATAACATTGCGTTGAGTCTATACTTCCAGACACTCACTCCTATCGAGTTCACCGACTTGGAGAACGCAGCAACGGCTGAGGTAGTAGAAGAAGAAACAGGTGTCAAGATAGAAGATCAAGGAGATGCAGTTGTAGACATTCAACAAGATCCAGAGGTGGCAGAAGATCTAGTACAGAAAGAAGCATCGTACAATGGTGCGCAGATAGCTGGTGCTATTGACATTATCGCTAAGGTATCAGAGGGTATCTTGACTCAGGATCAAGCAATCACATTCTTGATTCAGATGCTTCAGTTCTCTCCAGAGGTTGCTAACGCCTTGTTTAGCGGTAACTCATCAGAGGCTATCACTACGATGATGTCGCAGAAGAAGCACGAGTGTTCTATGGATATGCC